TGGTTATGTATGGGCAGAACCACATTAAGTGTAAGCCGGTACGACTGGTAGGCAACAACCTGAATTACAAGACCGCAAAAAATCTGTCATTAAGACGTGGTGATGCTAAGGTTAATAGTGTAGACTTAATAACAATACACCGGATACTGGAGGTTTAGATGGTATCGCTTATTACAATTAAACAGATGATCGACGAAATGAATACAGCAATACTTAACATCGAGGAGAGGCAACATGAAATACTTAAGAAGATTATGGAGATGGATAACACGAGATACAAAGCAACAGGAGCTACCGTTACCAAAACCGTCACCGACGAAGCCAATTCAAAGCGAGATACCACCAGCGATACCAGTGCAATCTGGTACGGGAAGCGTGAGTCATCTAAGAAAAACTATATCAATGGCAGGAATAGCATTGATAATTGAGTTTGAAGGATTTAGCGCAGTACCCTACTACGATGTAGCAGGCGTTCCGACCATCGGGTACGGAACTATCAAGTATGCTTCTGGTAGAAAGGTTACGATGCACGATGAACCTATTACTAAAGTAGATGCAAAACGTGAACTCATGTCAGAGGTAGACGAAAAGTGTGAGAAACTAAGATCAGAGCTACAGAACGCAAGACTTGTACTAGACCAGCATGAGTTCGATGCGCTATGTAGTTTCTCATATAACTTAGGCAGTGGGCCTATCACTCGTAGTGACTCTACTATCAACAGAGGGATACACTCACACAATAGAGACTTAATCTGTGATGGCATGATGATGTACAATAAAGCCAAGGTTAGAAACAAGTGGGGGTTCAGAGTTCTTACTGAGGTACGTGGTCTTACAAGACGTAGGGTGGCAGAGGTCACAATGTTTAAAGGAGACGGCGATGAGTAACAACACTGAGTACGACAACCTAGCAAGGCAACGAAACTTTACTAAGGGCAATAGAGCCAAAACCTACAGAGAAGGGTACGCCAAGATCAAATGGAACAAGGATAAAGACAAGGAAGAAGAGGCTAACAAATCCACTGGGGAGGGGGTATGTCATACAAGCTCGGAAAAGAGTACGAAAGACTAAGAGACTACCAACTTGATTGTGTAACAGATGTATTCGATACATTCAACAGTGGGACTGGTAGCACAATATGTGTGTTGCCTATGTCTGCTGGAAAGACAGTCATAGTTGGTGCTATCATGCACAACTATTTAAAGAACATGCCAATGAAGAGAGCTATTATGCTATCTCACCTAGATGTTCTTACAAGACAAAACGAAGAAAGTCTCAGAGAATTCTGGGATTTAGATACTGGGATTCTGCAAGCCCAGAACATGCCTAAGAATAATAGCAACTGTATCGTCAGTACGATGCAGTCGTTCTCTATTAAGGACAAGGTGGAGCGATGGGGCAAGTTGGACAGCATAGGATTATGCGTTATCGACGAGTGCCATCTTCATGGTAGTCGGTCTTATGATGACATTGTTGCGATGTTACCAGACGACTGCCTGCTCCTCGGTGTTACGGCCACACCATTCAGAGACAACAGAGATATGTCTAACATGTTTGATACTGTATCTTACACAATATCTATGCAAGAGCTTATTGATCGTGGTCAACTAGTACCACCTAAGTTAAACTACATAGCGATACCAGATGCAGACGATGTAGAGAATATTCACAAAACAATCCTAAGTATTTACACGTCAAAGCATAAAGGAGAGAAGACAATAGTATTCCTTAAGGGCATCAAAGAGTGCGAACAGCTAGAGAAATTAGCAAGGGCAGTAGGAATAAGCGCTAAGGCTATTACATCAAAGGTTACTGGAGATATAAGGGATAACCATATCCAAGCATTTAAGAGTAATGCCGATGGATCAGCAGACATGTTAATAACGGTTAACGTATTGACAGCAGGATTCAGTAGCAACAATGTACGATCTATCTTCATGCCTTACAAGATTAGCTCAGTCGCAGCCTATCTTCAACGAATTGGCAGGGGCATGCGTTTAGACGGGCCTGATAAGAAATATGTAGACGTATATGTAGGTGGTGAAAGCCCAGTATTGGTACAAGAGTTTTATGAGAAGGTACAGAGACAAGCACTAACAGCAGGCAGGGCAGAGCGTGAAGAAGAGTTCGACCTTGATTTACTTCCTCCAGTACTTGACGATACTAGTATTACATACGATGCTGAGACTGCGAAACTACATAAGGAGCTAAAGAGTTCTGGCTTTCAAGCACTGGCAGAGATGATAACCACTGTAGATTTCCCACCGGCACTACTAGAAGCACTTGTTACTGTGAAGAAATGCACACACAAGAAGCTAACAGCATCACTACCATCAACAATAGAGGCTAACTTCCTTGAACGTAACGGTATCAAAGCCGACAACATGAACGCTTTAGAGTCTAGGTATGCATCATCAGCACTACTGGAAACCAAAGGTGTACACAAAGATAGACTATATGTAAGTGAAGGTAAGCTTGCAGGAAAACCGTACATAGCAGTAACTAATATGCAAAAGAAGTTCATACCAAACGCTGAACGTGGTAGATTCTACCAAGGCCTATCTGCAAACAAAGCTCTTTACTCTGCCCTCGATTTGATGTAGCATTATACAAACAACAAACGTGGAGGACGTATGAAAGAAAAATTAATCGCATTACTACTAGAGAATATTAACCTTGAAGGGATGTCAAACGCATTGATTGATGGTGTGCTAGAGCCAGCACTAAAGAAAGTTGTAGCTGATTCAGCCAATACACTTGATGACATGGCAATGGCAGCAATCTATCCAGTTCTTGAGAAGGAGCTAAAAGAGTATATCGCTAAGCTTATTTCAGAGCTAAACGATTAATCCTACCCCAGTAATACTTAACCTCATAGAGCAGGGCGTAAAGAAACAACTAGTTTCACGCCTTGCCTTTGTAGGTGGTGGGCCTATAGCGTCCATACTAACAACAGTACTAATGAAGAAGATCATAACACCTGTAATCGAAGGTAGCTACGAAGCTATAGCACAACAGGTAATCAAACATAACGACAAGAAGAACCTAGAGAGGGTTAACAATGCTACGACTGATAGTACTTTCACTGACGCTTTCGAGCATCTATAGCTGTAAGTTCTTACCTCCTATAGAGATATGCAAATACAAAGCAGATACTTACCTATGCCTATGCAAGTCAAGAGACATGTTCACTGGTCAATCTGGTGAGTCGTATCGTAAAGAGCCGGAGTACTGTTTCAAAGGTGTGATAGTCAGTGCAGAATCTTGGCCTGATTTGAGCAGTTTTCTGAGGAAAGTTGGCGAAAATAAGCGAGCAAAACGAATCTTGAAACGAAACAAATAGCACTTTTTTCTGACTTTGTTGGATGATTCCTGTTTTTTCGGGCAGTTGCAGGACTTGACATGAACAAAAATCCATTGTAGGCTTGACCTTATGCCGGCTTGACAGCAACTTGCTTGCTCCCCCCTGCTCTCCACTGCCATCAAGATTAACCCCAACCGTAACTTAGCAAGGTTACTTGGCTGGGTTACTCTCGTTGGTTACGTAACAGTTGATTAGCTCGGTGCGAAGGGGCGTTCTGTGCCTGTATCTTATTCAGTCTCTCAGCCTTCTTAGTATTACTTTTCTTCGTAGCACTCCGTTTACTGCTTGATACTCTTTTCTTGTATGTGTCACCATACACTACTTCACGCTTGAATGGTTCAAAGAACTCATCTAGCATATTGGTTCGCTGAGTACCTTGTTCATTTCTGTATATACGCTTCTCGTATAGGTTGGACGCTCTCTTTATCACTGGTGGAATGAACGCTGACACTGCCGCACCTAATGCAGGCACTAGATTGTTAGCCATTACCAGCCCTTGTTTTGCGTCTAGCCGTACTGATTCAGTATTACCTAGTGCTAAGTGTATAGCCTGAGCTATTGATGCTTCGTTGTAGTTAGGCTTCCTTGGCTTAGCATTGCTAGCTACCATAGAGTGACCAAGATTTGTTTCCGGTCCTTCGCTTAGGCCTACTTCATTTAGTGCAAAATCCTTCAAGTCTGATACGCCTTTGATTATAGGAGTTAGCTTTGAACCTGCTGACTTTAGAGGATTCGTAAGAGTCTCTAGTGCATCTAGTATTGATAGCTTATTTATCGTTGTTGTCTCAAGCTTGCCATCTTCATTGATCTGCATACCTGTGAAAGCACCTTCTTTCTGGTATTCTGACAGTGCTTTGTTGTGTGTCTTAGATAGTTCTGGGTCGTACCCAGCAATGATTGTAGCTTTACGTAGATAAGGTGCTACGTATTCAGGATTCTTGAGCATGATGTCACCCCAGTAATCGAGGTTCTTACTGGCAAACGAGTAGAAAGGGATAAACCTTTTCATTATCTCTGTCTCTCCAGATGTTAGCTTTGAGTAATCGAATAGCATGTCGTTAACTCTATCGGCTCCACGCTTAGCCACCTTGGCTATATCAGCGTCTAAAGCCATAGCCTTAACAAGTCCATGGTCTTTTACAAAAGCTTTCTGAGAGGCCGTGAGGGCGTTGTCAGTGTATGTTTTCCAGCTAGAATATCTGGCCGCATTTTCAATTACAGAACCTACACGACCAACAGTATTCCTACTGAGTTCTAGTGATGACTCAATTCCCTTCTGAACCATACCACGTTGCTCATTCTTAGCTATCTTATCAGCTACTTCTTTACTGCCAAGCTTAACTCTAGCAAGCGTATGTCCTGCCGCAGTACCGACATCATCCATTACACCTGTAAATGCGTTATGTCCTACTACACCTAGGTCTATTGCCACTTCCATATCAGCACCACGTTCGATACCCTTAACGTACTTGACTAGTCCATCAGTGTGTTTAGTAGCAAGTACTAGTTCTTGTATAGCTTTAGTGTTAAAAACCTTGTTGACTAGAGGTAGTGTTCCACCTACTGCACCAAGTTGCAGAGCGGCTGCCTTTGCTGCCGGTATTAGCCCATCTTCTGTGAGTATTCGCACTGTGTTCTCTATGAAGTTGTTTGTTGCCCATGTATGCCCTTGGGTAAGCATCACACCTTTCATCACATTTGTAGTATTGTCATACAAGTGGAGGGCTTTCTTCGCCATCTCAACCTTACTGCTCTCATTCACTATGTCTTTCTTCATGTTGTTAACGAATGTAGATACGTGTTTCTGCTCCTCGTTAAGCATGTTCTTATAGAACTTAGCGTTCTCTATCTCGAATCTCTGCCTAGCAGTTAGCCCAGCATCGTTTATCTTACCTTCTTTTACACGACGAATGAACCCGAAGTGGTCATCAAATGTGCGGTAGCCATCAAGAATCATATCATCCATTTCTTTAATGTCTGGTGTGTGGACTACTATTGGTTCTAATCCTACCCAATCCTTGCCAGATTTAGCCTTGTAAATACTGTATGCCTCTTCAAGTGTTCCGCTCTCTGTCTTAGCCATAGGTATTCCGTACTCTTTTTCCATTTTACGGGCTACGTTAGCCTTGTTCACGACTCTGAACTTGTTTATATTGTGCTCAATAAGCCCAACCATAGTGGGACTCATCTCTCCATCCTTTTTGATCTTATCTATAAAAGCTTTGTTGAGGTCTCTCGTTAGCTGCCTGTCTTGCTTATACCTCAGACCTTTGTTCTTAGACCACTCCATATTCTCGCCTATAGAGTTACGTGTCTCTATATACTCGGAATAGTACTTATCCATCTTACCAAGTGTTGAGTTTGCTTTAGTCTCACCATGCTTGGCTATTAGTTGCTCTGTCTCTTCGTTGAACCTACGTGTGTAGGGTTTAAAAGCTTCGTTAATTTCTCTGACCATTGCTTCTGCTTTTGATGGTGACACCGTGTTACCAAATCTTGACACTGTTTTGGCTGCCTTTGGTGATGCTTTTACAAAGTCTGCAATCTGCTTACTATTCGTTCTTGATTTGGCGGCATCATAAACAAGATCACTACCAAGTCTTACACCTTTCATCCCCTGCTTTAATGCAGTAGCACCAACTGGCATTGCTACTGCTCCGTATAATGCAGTCTTTGCTCTGTCTAATACGTTGTCTTCACCATCTGGTTTGACTCCAGCTCCTAGTGCTCCACCATATATCATGCTAGGTAATGCCTTGTTGAATCCGTTGACCATTACGTTTGCTACTTTATCGCCATGTCCCTTGCCGAATATCTCGAATAGCCCTGACAAAAACTTAGTAGTCTTGCCACCTACTTGCAGTGCTTTCACTTGAGGGGCGGCATAGGTAATAGGGTCAGTGATTATATCCACACCAAGTTCTAAGACAGCCTTAGTAAAGCTGTCGAAGTTATCTCTGCCATGTGTATTGTATCTGAACCCGAATGTCTGTGCTGTTTTTTCTAGGAACTCACCAGCAGTCAACACCTTGTCTCCTGTTAGTATGTCCTTATCGCTTCCACCCTCGTCTCCGATCATGTGTAGCAACTGATTCTGCACAAGCCCTGTCCCAATATACGACGAATCTATTACTTTCTGTAGTGTAGACTTGTCGTTTATATTTGAGGGGAGGTTATCTTGCATGTGTGGCCTTGTCTTGCTCGGCCTGAATTAGTGATCTTAGTGCTTTTAACATATTTGGATTAGCATTGCCTCGTGACGTAAGATCGGTAAGCTTGTTAGTAAGCTCTCTCAGCTTGTCTGTACTGTCAACTCTAGGGTTGACTGTCTTGCCGTAAGTCCTAGACCTAGCATCTAAGATTGAGTTATCTCTTGTCCGTAGTGCTTCTGCTCTTAGCTCATCACCTTGAGTACCAAAGATTCCGTTGCTAGTAATCTCTACTAGTCTGTTATTGTAGATGTCGTTGATGCTCTTGAGTTCTTCCTGTAGGTTTCTTGACTGTGTTTTCTCAGTTGTAGTTCCTGCAAGTATCTTAGATACATCTCTTCTTGATCGTGAAGTATTTTCAACTCCTCGTAGCTTCTGGTCTGCACTATACTTGGACGCTAAGAACTTCAACATTGCCGCATCGCTATCACTTTTGGACTTAGCCTGTGCTGACCTTGACTTAGCTATAGAACCCATGATTCCTGCTAAAGTCTTGTCTTGTCCTGCCGATGCCATTGTTCTGGCTACATTAGACTTAACACCTTCGATAGCCTGTTCGTTATCCAGTAGTTCTGCACCAAGTAGGTCTTGATATATAGGCCCACCGACTGAGTCAAGAGCATTTCGTATTGCTATAAGGCTTTCGTCTACTTCTTCTGGAGTAGGCTCTGGAGTCTGAGTACGGCCATCTTCAACATTGATAACATCTAGTTCGATAGGCTTCTTAACCATAAACTCTTTCATAGCATTACTTTCTGTACGCATCCTATACCTTCTTCTCGTTCTTAGATTGTGACATTTTTAAGTCTAGCATCTGCATATACTTCTGTCCAAGGGCTTGTCTATATTCGTCATTCTTTTCTGCACGACTACCAAGTGCCTCGTTGTAGATTCTGTCAGCGTAGTCTTTTCCGCCAGCTTTCTTCACGTTTAGGTTATACCCTAGTACACCAGCAAGGTTATTAACATTGTCTATCTCACGGTTACTGCCAGACATATACATGTCCTTGAGTCCTTTAGATAGAGCGTACTGTCGTCTTGATTTTGTATAGTCAGATAGGTCATCACCATCGAAAGTATCTTTCAACTTACCGCCAGCGTATGCAAGACCAGCGCCTATGTCAGATACTGCACGGCTACCACCTTTATACATTGCATCCCACATACCTTCGTATGCCGGAGTGCTAACTTCAAGATTCTCTAATGGTTTATCGAACTCTTTGTTAGCTTTTGCTACTCTTCGCTCGTATTGTTTGGCTTCACCTCTTGTCTTGCCCTTCTGCTTACCGCCAATTTCCTGCTCTTGTGGAGCTTTTAACTTCGCTATTTGGTTCTGAATAGAAGGAGTAGCAGTGTCAAGTATTGCATTGGAAAGCCCTACATCATTGAAGTCATTTACTGTATCAGTAGTAGCCTGACCATAGAGGTCTTGTATTCTTTCGTAAGTATTATAATCATCAGCCATATATATCCCTTTGTTATCCTAACATTCCGCCAAGCATACCGCCAGCTACAGTTCCTAAAGGCCCGAAGGCACTACCAGCAACAGCACCAACTGTTGAGCCAAGCTTCTTTGATGCCGCATTGTCTCCAGCCGCCGCACCTGACTTAGCAAGTGCAACCTTGTTAATAAGGTCTGCTTTCTTTAGCTCTATACTTGGATCAACATTAACAGCGATGTCTCTAACCCTGTCTGTCTGTGTCTCCATATCGTTTGCTTCTATTGAGTCAGCCATGCGAGAGAATGAGTCAGCGTTGTTGGCAAGCATATTACCACTCTGCACATCAGACCCTCTTTGTAGTGACTGTTCAGTAAGACTGTTACCACCAAACATCTTGTTAAGACTTGATGAGGTGTTGAGGTTACTATCAGACTGTTGCTTTAGCTTTGCTTCTTGCTCTAGCCTAAGTTTCTCGTTCTCTTTGAGTCTCAGTTTACCTACATCTGTAGTGCCATCCTGCATGGTCGCCCACTTAGAATAGCCTGCTTGTGCTTTGTCTAGCCCACTTGTGTCGGCTTCGTATCCGCTGTAAGCATCTGACCCATCTGGTATTAATCCGAATAACATATCCCTGTCCTCTATTTAAAAGTGAAGTCACTACCAAAACTACTCTGTGTTTGTGGAGTGAGGTTGTAGTTACTAACAGTGCTGAACTGTGGTTTTTGTGCTACAGAGTTTGGCATAGTAAGTGTTGTCCCTTTAATGTCTGGAGTAGATTTACTAGCTCCATACATCATACCACCAATCTGTGCAACATTACCTATCATACCCTTAATGTCATTAGCCTTCTGAGCTTCTGCACCCATATCTGCTAGATCAAGGCCTGTCTTTATCCCTTGTTTCTTGTAGTGATAGTTAGGAAGTATCCTAGTAGCAGTATCGTATGCCTGAGAGTCTTGCTTGTTGATATTACTATCACCTATCTGACTGGCCATAGCACTATACTTACCAGTAGTACCACTATTTGCGGCATTGTTTCTAGCCATGTTAGCCAGTAGTTGGTTACTTGATCCAGTAATCTGGCCAGCACCTGACTGTCTTCTATCCAATCCTAGTTGGTTCTGGTTATCTTTTGATGCAATGTCTTGTTGCATCTTGGCATACTTCTGCATAGACTCAGGGCTTTCTGCATATTTGCCTACGCTATCAATAGCTCCGTCTAATCCAGTGAAGTCGTAATTAAAAGAGGTGTCCTTGTTCCCACCAAATAGTCCGCCAAATAGTCCCATTACACACTCTCCTCATAATGAGAATGGTCTGCATAGACTTCATTATCATCATCAATTATCATAGCAGATAATGTACTAACCATGTTAGATTCTGCTTGTTCTTCTAGCTTCTGAGAATCGGCAGCTCTAGGGTCACCATCCTTTAAGTATATCTGTGTCTTAGCATGTAGTTCTACGACATTCGAGAACTCGTCAATATCACAGATGTCCTCGTCGAGAGTAAGCTGCTTGGAGTTCCTGATGTACCATATCTCCAACGTGCCAGTATCAGCTCCTCTTGGGAAGATACGAATCTTTCTACCTTGGGATGAATCATTCGTTGGATACCACTTAAGCGTTTCCCCTGTAAGCGTTGGGTCAGATAGCTCAAGCATTGCCTCTCTCTTAATATTGCGAACACGTTTAACCTCGTACACATCTACACCATCTGAGTATAGAATCATTCTTATCTTGTTAGCGTAAATGTCTTCTGGGTAGTCATACAAATTGGTGTTGTTTTCCAGTTCTAGTGATGTTGTTGAGAGATAATAGTCCTCGTATATCGTATGGATAGACGATTCTGTCTTGCTTATCCCCTCATTAATAAAGGCATCTATCTCATTGTTGTCTACAAATGTCTCTTCGTATAGGTCTAAGTCATCAATGATCTTGTCCCTTATCTGCTTGAGTGTTCTCATAAATTGTCCAGTTCCGTAAGTCTAGCCTCTAGCAATTGTACTAGCTCTAGTAGCTTGTTGATAGTCTCGGCTGTGTTTTCCATGTTATTCATTATCGCTTGTTCTGCAACATAAATCAACTCTTTTGGTATAATGTTCTTAGCCTCGCTACTCATCTGACCCTCTGTGGTTTGCTCCCTCATTCTTCAAAGGTGCAAATTGGTAGTTGATATTCTCTATTACAAACGACTGTTTCTTCCTGATGCCTATGATACGAAACGACTTGCCAGTACCGATGTCAGTACCTCCACCATCTACGAGTATCCCATTCAATCCGTTGTACGATCTAATAGAGTGACCTGCTGTGTAGTTATCATCATCAAAATGTATCGAATAGTCAACAACATCTGTAGGCCATACGGAATCTACTGTGTCGAATGTTACTAGTAAGCTTGTTATGTCGTATGGATTGCCGTTGCCATCACGCTGATAGTCAACGCTTACAGTACCGAATGTTTCAGTTGTGTATATTACTGATGGCGCAGGCTTGAACTCTAGCTGCTTATATCTGCATCTCATCCCTCTTTTTGGGAAGTGTCTTCTGAATGATCTTGTTGATGGGATACGCCAACTTGATGATGAGTCTCTCCATCTTGTATTTATGTCTCTCCATAGCTCTACTGATGCAAGCACTATAGACTTTAATTCCTTACCGCCTGATCCGTTATCGTTGTATGACACTGGCTGTATTGCTACCTTTGATCTGGTAGTAATTGTAGCAGTCATAGCTTGAACCCACTTCTTTACGCTTGGGTTACCAAAGTCTATTGATGCTGTCTTTGCCACGAATGGTATGTTGATATAATCGTTGTCAGCTATTGTCTTTCTGTCTTGGTCATACTCGCTACTGTGCTTGTATATATGTGTTTTAGCATCGCCTCTTACAAAGCTATCATCGTCAACTAACATAGCTCCTATGGTGAAGTTAGCACCGCCGAGTATTGAGAAACAGTTGTTGTACACATCATAAGTTAGTAACTCAGATGCGTTGTCACTACCATTACACATAGTCCAGTAGATACAGTCCTTGCCAATGTCGTAGTGACCTACAACTTTGTCTCTGTATAATGAAACTGGTGCAGATTGGTCGTCTCCATAGTAGTCAACGATCCTAGACATGTAAGTCTCAGTTATATCAAACTTGGCTGACAGTGAAATCTTTGAGATTTGGTAGCCGTCAGTAACGTAGATGCCAGTTAGTCCACAGAAGTATGCTTTGCTACCAGTTCTGACTATGCTTGCATGTGATATACAGCCAGCCTCATCTGAGATTACTCTTCTTGAGTATCCACCAGTACCATCGTTATTGTAGATGCCATCGAATCTGTAGACCTTTGTCTCTGTGAATACGATTAAGGCGTTACCAATACCAGTCAGTCCGGTAACAATGTCTTCAACTTCAAGTGCAAAGGATATTCTTGCCATAGATGGTACACCTACCATTGACTGTACTATTGTGTACGGTCTGTTGGTGTAAGTTCTTGTGTATCCATCGTTGTTATCTTGTGTTTCTAAGTTGCCATAGTATGCAGTTGTCCCGATCATACATGAACATGAGTGCTTAGGTGGCTGTGCCATCTCTGCTACACCATCACTTGTATATAGTCGCTCTTGTGCAACCAAGTCTACTTCTGACATCGTATCTGTAAACGAGTTAGTGGCTTGTGACTGGTCTGCTTCAACCATAGTGCCTACTAGGTAGTATGTACTAGTGTCGCCAATGGCTGTCCTATATATGTTTACATTTGTTATTGCATCGTAGTCATTGTACTCGCTAGACCTTGTTATTCCTGAGATAGTAACAATACCGTTCTCTTGGATCACATCTGTATAATATGGTCGTCCAAAGCTAAGCTCTGTTGACTCATCACCACTGCCCTGATTGGCAATAAGTGTCTGAGTATATACGAGAGCATATCTTACATAGTCAGTATGTAAAGTTCCGGATACACTTGATGGTGCTTGCATGTGTGGGCAACCAACCTGTGTACTGTTTACTTCATATGATGCTGGAGTGCCAGCAACTGCTACCAATGGTTTGTATAGATTGAATAGGTGAGACCTGTCGGCTCCATCCTTTGAGATTGTAATGTACTCAAAGCCATGCCACTTGAATCCACTAATGGTACTATAGTTGTTTATAGTCGAGCTAAGTAATGTCTGCGGGATTATTGTACCATCTTCGCTCTCGTAGAACGTAGAGTTTCCGGCTATTCCGTAGATTAATTCTGAGTAATCCCTTCTTATGTAGTGACACGATGTTAGCGTACCCTCTCTATGTAACTCAAAACCTTCCCGTAAGCTGATATTCTTGTTCTTGTCTATACGGAAGTTTGACAGCTCATCAAACGTGTTGATACCAGAGTCAATTATTCTGTCAGTAAGACCACCATCGAAGTTTCTAACTGTTATGTCTGAGTAGTTCAACATTAGATTGTGTACACCTTTATGTCTTTGTTGGTTATGTTGCTGTACAAGTAATATTCTGTGTCACTTATCCACGTTATGCTTGGGCTGAAGTCTTCCCATACCGGAGTAGTTGGACTGTCCAAACCAATGTAATACTTTCTAAAATGGTTAGACAATCTAGTCGAACCAGTAGCCGAACTTACTGTTATACGTTGCAAATCTCCATCAGTAACCCAATTCTGATCCACGTTTAGTATCTTCGTCTCATCCTTATCTATGTTCAATGTGATAGGGTTCGAGTCTGTATTGGAGTGGGTATGTCTAGCCATCCTCTCCATAAAGATTTCGATAAGCTCACCTGATAAATCACCGTTGTCATTTTGAGTAGGCTTTTCATACTTGTCTGGATAGGTACATCCTGCTGTTATAGTCTCTGCCACATTAAGCTCCTAGTATTTCCAGTATAGCAGTTCTCTCTGCCTCTGTATATATTGTTCCTGTAAAATCGGCAGACGTTATTACTGCCATAGCTTTCTTTGGTCTCATCCCTGTGAGTGCTGACATGATATTTGCAAACACTACTTCGAGTGAGTCTAACCCTTTGTCGTCTATGTTGCCTAGCATATACTGTACTTGGTTGAACCCTATCACATATTTGATAGCGTTGTTACATCTATTTACTGTCTTAGTGGCAGCTTGCTCTGTCAGCCTAGCCACTCGCACAACTTCCTGTGCCTCTAACAGTGTCGAAATCTTTAGCTCCATAGCTACTAGTTCTTCTTCTGTCTTACCTGCCATTGATGGTCGTAGTACGTTGTTGATATATGTGACCCAGTTTTTCTGCTGAACACCAGCATGTTCTACTACAAGCTCTAAGTCTTTTCTGTAGGCATCGGCAATGTTAGACCGTCTCAGTCTATCAGCTTCAGCCAGAGCTTCTTCAAGTAAACGTGCACTCTCTTCTGCTTCTGCTTGTGCAAGTAACTCTGCTTCTATATTCAGCCTCTCCGTTTCTCGTGCAGATAGTTCTGTTTTATACTCTGTAAGCTCAGACTCCATCATATCCAGTGTCGGCTTAGGTATGTTATTAACCATCAAGAGCCGTTCATAGTCGGGCAAGTCTGTGTCAGCCACTAAGCAGTTGACACCCTCAAGTCCTAGCAGACGGTTCACTAATTCGTTAGCTACGTCTGCGATTGTTAGGTTGTCTATTTCATTCATTGTTAACTCCTGATTTATCGAACATACTGTATTGTATAAGAAGAACCTGTTAGAACACTGGTATTTTGCAGAGTAACGCTGACTTCACCAGAAGCACTATTGTATAAAACGTATGCTTGATTACTACTATCTAAAGCATACATCGGGAAAGCTGGGATTGACCAAACGGTAGCACTAAGCTTTCTGCCCCCCATTATTTGAAGACCTGTATCTATAGTAGTCATTACGCCACTTGCAGTTATATCACTAGCAACCTCAAACGACCTACCCCAAATAGTTCTCCCATCCACCCATGTCTCACCAGTTGAAAACTCTGTCGTCTTATGATTAGCAAATACTACATCATCTCCATTTACTACAGGAGTATGACGGTCTGATCTGTCTGCTCCACGTTTTTTGGCTGAGAATTGAAATGCACCATCCTTTGGCGTTCCCCCTGCGTCTTTGATTACAACTCTAAAAGAAGGGAATGTGTTGTAATAAATTGTAGCGGTATAGCCTGATGTTCCAACTGGTTTAGGATCTATTATTGGAAATACTGAATATTGATCTGTGTCAAGATTGTAGTAAAAGCTCCCAGTTGCTGAATGAGTATCAAACTCACACCAACCATCAGCCCCATTAAAATTACTAAGCACCCCTGTACTACTAGCATCAACATCAAAGTCATTCTCTAAACTACTATTCACGCTTAGTATTCTTGTAGTCTTTGCTTGAGTTACTGGTGGGAGGTATGAGACTGAGATTTCTACAGTTCTACTTCCTCCTTGACTTGAGTCGTTGAAAATTTTCATGTTATCTATTGTGGTGTGAGCTACTTGTGGGGTTAGCACTAGCGGCGCAGACCCATCGCCATCGTATTCTATAGTTGTACTTATCCCATTTGTCACACTATCTTTTAAATATAACTGAGTGACGCCATAAGAATTTGTACCATCCGAAATGCGCATACTGCCATAACCTAATGTTGCGTGATAAATAACACCCGTTAACTTATAGGCATAGGTCCCTTTTCTCGGGTTTGGGATTGTAACAATTAATTTCTGAGCATCTGAGACAATGATATCACCAGAAACTGTAAGTGCTCCGGCACCAGTATTTGCGCCAGACAGATCAACAAAGTTTCCAGTGGAGTCGGCTCTTGACCAGTGATCTGACCCGGTATCCCATTTAGCAACCCCGTTTCCGTGCCCCTGCTGATACGAGTCTTCAAATTGTACTTGGTCGGTGGTGGCTGTTGCAGTTACTGAAAAGTTAGTTGATTCATCATTGGCGGCAGAAGGAAAACCAGTATAAACCAGAATATAATCGCCTTCTTCTGCTATGTCACTAATTGTAGTCTGACCATAGTATTCAGCTCTACCTGTACTCGACTTTTTAGTAGCACCTAACTTGTTATTCCATACAATTCTAGTCGTATTTTCTGAATTGGTACTTGTAGTTAACGATGCAGTAGCGATAAAACTAGAACCTTTCTTAAAGGTGTACTTTGTGTATGTACCATTGTTATCATGATCTATTAGGTTGTTAGTAGTATCAGTCATTGGAGTATCAAATTTTACATAATCACTGCCGTCTATACTATCATACCCAGTATAAGTAATAGTCTCACTAACAGTAATACTCCCATACTCACCAAACTTATCACTAAACTCGATAGAGTCTACCGTGATACTGGCTCCGTCATTAGCATTGAGGACTTTGAATTGAAGACCGAGGTTAGTGTCGGCACTGTTATATGGGAACGAAGCTGTAACTTCATACACTCCATTCTTTGGCTGTATCTCTTTTCTTATTGTTGCTACAACACCGATAATATTGATAGCGAAGTCGCCATCGTTAGCATTGTCTAGCCTATATCGTAGTTTAAGTTTGTGTGTGTTGTTCCTTGTTGACTGTTCAGGGACTGGGAAATAACTAAGAGTAGTTCTATCGCCTATTACTGACGTTGCTACCTGAGTATATTTCAGAGAGCTGTCACCTTTTAGTTGCGTAACCTTGTCTTCACTTAGTACTGTATCGCCTACTGTAGTCCAATCAGTTAGCTTCCCACTTCCATCTAGGTCAAAGATTTTATAGATAGCAGAGCTTCCTCCACCGCCACCACCGACAAGCGCAAGCTCACCGTCTTTTATTACGTATGTTTCCTTGGTATCCGTAGCGAATACAAGCTGTCCGTCCGTAGCTGTAAGTGCATACGTCTCAAGGTTAGCTTGCGTATCGTGCTTCGGTTCAAGTATTGATACCGATACAAGACCTTTGTTTGTCATGATCTGTGCTGTGTCTGTGTCTACAACAGTCTTAACTGCTGAGTCAGACCAGAACTTAGTCATCTTTGCTACTGTATCGTACCAGAATCTACCTTCTACTTGCGTAGGATTGGCGTTTAGTTTCTCTAGTATCGCTGACTTTAATTGTCCGAATATTTTCATTATCTCTCCACTTTAAGATAGAGGTTAAATACTGCTGATTCTGGTCTTGTTTCAAATGCACATTCACCACTGTCCCCAAGTGATATGCTAACACCCTGAGTCCTAGCGACACCATCTT